CAACGATTGTAAGCCAAGACCCAGGTTTGCTTGACGATGCGCGTACTGGCGATCCAGATACCTATCATTTTACTGGCCGTAACAGCAGTGGAGTTGCACAGTTAAACCTTTACCCAAGGCTTGCCACGTCTGGCACAATCCCATTGCGTGTTGTGGAGAAGCTAAAATGCCTTACTCGCACAAACATCATTGTTGACTTTCCGCCATCCCAAGCCGCGCTGGATGATGAGCTTCGCTTACCTCACGTTCATCACTTGGTTCTAGCCTTGACGCATTCTGATGCACTGGAGCGTGAACGGCAGTATGCCAAGGCGCAGGCCATAACGCAGACTGCGAACTCTGACCTTGCGGCTATGGCTAACTACGAGTTGAGCCAGGTTGGTGGCATTAAGCAGATCACTCCGCAAAGTTTAGGCGAGTTAACCATAGAAGAAATGTTCTCGGCGTAAAGGAGGCTTATGCCTTATTACAGCGACAATTTGGACGATGTTCTGTCCTTTGACGGAATACGCAATTTTACTGGCGGTCAAGCCAGCGGCCTACAATCCGACCTACTAGCCGAGAACCAAGTACAAGAGTTGTACAATATGACCCTTTCTCCAAAGGGCAATCTTGAGACTCGCGTTGGGGCAACAAGCTTTGCGACTGGCGCAACCAGCGCGGTAACTTCCGTTGGCGGGATGCGCTACTACGAGACATCCGCATACCAGCAATTGCTTACTGTTACTGGTGGTAAATTTTACAGCATTGAATCAAGCGGAAGCGCAACTCCTCATATTGGATACCAAGAATGGGCCAATACAAACATAACCTGGACAGCAGCCACCAGCCAATGGCGAGACGGCTACAGCGTTGCTGAAGACATTGAGGTATCTTTTGCACAGTTTGTTGACAAGATGTTTCTATCTGATTCCGATAGCGACCTACACTTTTGGGATGGAACTGCGGTTGAGAGGCAGGGCGGGAAGGTTAGGGCAATCACAGTAACAACTGGCGGTAGCAATTATACTAGCGCAACTGCAATCATTACTGGCCCAACACTTGGCGGGACAATGCCAGAGTTAATTACGACTGTCGCTGGTGGGGCTGTTACTGGCGTAACGGTTGTTACTGGTGGATCTGGCTACGCAACTGCTCCTACTGTTACAATCATTGGGAATGGGTCTGGTGCTACGGCCACAGCCACAGTCAGCCCTCCTCCAGCGGGTATTAGGATTTTGGTTAATGCTGAAAATAGATTATTTGGCGTTGGCTCTGGTGCTAATCGGAACACGCTTTATGCCTCCGACATTCTTGATCCTTCTGTATGGGCATCAACCAACAGCATTGTTGTCAACGGCGATGACGGCGATCAGATTACGGCAGTTGTGCCTTACTACAAGAATAGGCTGATCGTATTCAAGAAGCGCAGAGTGTTCCAGGTTGACATTCCAAGCGATGCCACCTCTGGCGCGGATTGGATTGTTTCAATCATTTCAAACAATACTGGATGCGTGGCAACTGGAACGGCGGTGCAAGTAAGCAGCGACATTCTGTTCTTGTCCGATAACGGTATCAGATCGCTTGTTCGGTCTGTGGCGGATGACTTTAGCTCAGTTGGCATACCAGTTTCAGAGATAGTCAAAGATGTGATCCAGAGCATCAATACGGATTCTATTAGGGTGGCTACTGCTATCTACTACGATAACCGCTACTTCCTTGCAATACCTACTGGATCGAATGACTACAATGATACGCTATTGGTTTATAATACTGCGTTAAGCGCATTCGAGGGAACTTGGAGTCCGCAGGTTATGCAGTTTACGCTTACGAACTTTAATCAAGAAGGCTCTAGGGCGATGTTCAAGAAAACCAATGGCATCATCGAGAAGTATGCTGGCTACAAATCTCCAGCTGGCACTACGTCCGCAGACTATCAAGACGCTGGAACTGATTACGAGTCTTATGTGCGCACAAAAGACTTTAATTTTGGAGATCCTTTCTCGCTTAAATACGGATCGCATTTCGAGGTAATTTTTGATAATTCATACTCAACTGATACTACCGTATCAATCCAGCGCGATATTGATGTTGGCGATATTGAAGTTGCATCAAACATCAATATAGCAAGTTCAGTTCTCACGCTTCCATTCACGCTACCAGCAGTCCTTCCAACATCTGTAAAAAAGAAACTTGCAAGCGACCTGCGCAAATATGAGAAATGGCGTTTACTTAATATTAAGATTCATAGTGCTGCAAATAAGCTCGCCGTTCGCCAAATAACGGCTGCTGCAAATCCAGATACAATCCAGATGCAACAAACGATATGACGGCTGTTGAGTACATTGAGCAAAGCGGTGTTCCAGAAGCTATGTGGCCTAACCTGGCTGATTGGTTTTCTTGGTTTGAGAAGCAAGGTATGGTTGGCATAGTCGAGGATAAAGATGGTATTGCAGGCGTGGCTTTGGCTAGGTGCATAAAAGATGGGCAAGAGCCTAATCATTATGTGCATAGCGAAGATGGCGAGAATGTGTTTGTTGATTTGACTATCTCCTCAAAAGGTGCTAAATCCTTGAGATGCTTGCTGTTGCTCCTTTGGGAGCGTTTTGGTCCTCGCAAGCGGATCACCTTTAATCGTTCTGGTAAACCAAGGAGTTACGACTATATGACATTTATGCGAAAGGCTAGAGTTTAATATGGGTGGAGGACCTTCAATTCCTGCACCTCCGCCTCCGCCCGATCCAGCAGCGGTAGCGCAGGCCAATGCAGAGGCTTATCGGAAAAACATTGATACCTACATTGAGAAAGCTCCAGCGATGGCAGCTTTGGAAAACAAACTTCGCCTGCAATATATGCCAGCCCAGCGTGGCCTAGAACGCCAGCTATCAGCCCTAGACCAACAGGCAGGCGTGCAGGCTGGGATGCAGCTAGAACGCCAATATGGACCACAGCGCACCCTAGAATCGCTCCGCAGGCAGTATGAGACTAGCCCCCAGGCGTATGCATTAAATCGCGGATTAGGCGATCAGATGACTAGGCAGTTCGAGCGTCTATACGGAACATCACCTTACGCCTCAGTTGAGCAGAACGTAGCGTTTAACCGCCAGCCAGGCCCAGTTGATTTTTACGGTACGATTGGCACGAACATTGGTAGTCCAGAGTTAAAGGCTTAAAATGGCAAAACCATATACTATTGGAAGAGATCCAAACGTAGCAAAAGGAGTTCCAGTTAGCCCCTATCGCTACATCAATGAATATGACGTTGATGCCGATGGCGCAATTATTCCGAGGCGAGTTGAAATTTCCATTGCTGGTGGTGGCGGAAGATCAAAATCATCAGATTATGATGATGTTGCTAGAGGGTTTGAACAACAGAATCTTTTTGAGGCTCAAGAAAAAGCAAGGAAAATAACAAGCACATCAATTGACAAAAAGATAAATGATTTAGTAATTCCAGAATTACAAAGAAATTCACTTGCAGCACAAATCCAAGCATTGACCGCTGGTGGTGGATCTCAGAATCAAAATGCTGGACCAGAGTTTAATAATGCCTTGGCACAACTTTCCGCTGGGCGTAACTACGGATCGTCTGACCTTGGGTCGATGTTAAACTTCCAAGTATCCGATCAACAGATCGTTGACGATTACAATAACTCAAAGCTATCCCGCCTAAACAGCGTGATTGATCGCGGAAACGCTCAGATTGCTGGCATCAATGAACGGCTTGCTACGGCCAACAAACTTCTTGCCGAACTTCCTGCTGGTGATGCTAGGCGCGCATCTTCAGAAGTATTCGTCAAGCAACTCAATGATGACTTGAAGAGCGTAACCAGCGCAGTTACTGGCGCGCAGGATATGCAAAAGAATTTCACGCCTATTACAATGGATAGCCCAGAAGGGCTAAAAGAAATTACTTCTTTCAGATCCTACGTCCAGCTACCAGAAGAGCGTGCTTCGCAACAGCTTTTTCAGATTGATCCAGATTCCTACCGCACTGCGGTTGGCTTGGGTCAGCAGTATCGCCAAATGGCAACTGAGCCAATTGGCGCAACAACCACGCCAGAGACTGAGCAAATCCGCAAGACCATCGAGGATGAGGCTCTTAATCAATTACGCCTTGGATCTACCATTGGTGCGGAGGAACGGCGTGGATATGAGCAATCCATCCGAGCCGCACAAACTGCCCGTGGCAACATCTTTGGCCTTGGACCAGCAGTGCAAGAAGCCTCAGAGATCGGTGCTGCTGGCGAAGCCCGCAAGCTTGCACGCTATGGAGCAGCACAGAGCTTCCTTGGATCTGGTCAGTCAACTGGTGATGCGCTCAAAGCTGATTTAGCGTTCCGTGACGCATTGCGTCAGAATAGGCTTGGAGCAGCCGCTAACTTCATTGGTGGCGGACCTTCGATCTACAATCTCGCAGGCCAGCGGACAGCCCAACAGCAGGGTGC